ATTCAGAACAACCCCGGGAAGCGGGCGGGATCGAATTTGCCCGAGGGAAAGGGCACCTGATCGAGCAATTCCAACACCAGATCCCCTGTGACCGATTGCGCATCATATTTGGCATTTGAAAGTTTGAATTGCGGCCAGGTGACTTCGATTGTGTCGGGCGAACTTGCCAGCACGACTTCGACCTTAAACATCGGGTAGGACTGAATCTTGCGCAGGGCTTTCACAATGCGCGGATCGACGCCATCGATTTCAATCGAGGCCAAGATTCCGGAACTATCTGAGTCGACCTCCGGCAGCGCGATCTTGAAAGGAAAAGGCACAAACGTATTGCCTTGGGAAACCGTCTCAACAGAGTCGGAGGTCACGCGAATCGGCTCGGGTAACTCGGCATGAGTGATCGTGAGCAGCACGAGAAACGCTTCATCTGTTTCAGACGCATTAACGGCTTCGATAAACTGGGACGAAAGCTGTTGGGGCATGGCAAATTCTCCCTATGTAGGCAGAATTTCAATCTTGAATGTGACTTTGAAGTAATTCGCTGTTTTGGGTTCGTATCTCGGCATTTCTTTCAAACGCGCCTTGATCGCCTTGCCCGAGCGCGGGTGTGTCGCTTCAAAGGCCCGGGAATTTTGCTGCAACGTTGAATCGATGAAGCGCTCAAGTATATTCACCTGATCGCGCGACATCCAATATCCTACCTTCATCTCACCGATGGGCACTGTCGTGCGCTGGCGAACTTTGGGTGGCCCCACGTCGACTTCGCTATTGACCGACGTTTTCGTCAGCGTTTCTTCGTAGTCCGCCACCAGCGTTTCGTCAAAGCGGGGCAGGTCGAGCGGCCAAACGATTGCGACATTGAGCGTGGGCATATTCGATACCTAAATGGGTAATACCTTGATTTTGAATGACACGAAGTAGTGATCTATCCCTCGGGGCACGATCTTCGCCCCGCCCTTGATGCGCGCCTTGATAGGTGAACCCGTGCGCGGGTGTGTCGCTTCAAAGGACCGCGTGCCGTGGCTCAGCGTCGATTCGAGAAAATCTTCAAATGAGTTCGTCTGTGCCGCCGACATGTAGTAACCCACACTCATCTCGTCTACCGCTGCCGTTGAACGATGGCGAACATTGGCCGCAACCCCGCTTTCAATCGAAGATCGAACCGACGATGCTTGCGGCGATTCTTCGTATTCGTTGAGCAGCGGCTCGGCGAAATGGGGCAGGTCACTTGGCCAGCTACGGGGTATGCCGACGAGGGCCTTAAACGAAATTGCGCCCGAGACGGAGACTGTGGGCGCTGTGACGGTGTTTTTAAGCTCAACCCTAAAGCCGATAGCGCCCGTCGCGGAGGTGATCGTCTGTGCCGCCACAGTGCCCGCGAAGCCGGGTTGGGCAACGGAGCCCGTACCTTCCGTAATGACGAACGAAGTTGAGCTATCACCCGACAACGCCACGGGGTTGTCGATGGCTCCCGACAGTGTGGCTGTCTCGGCCGTGATGGCCCCGTCGACTTGTTGGGGTGTACCCTTGAGATCACCCTCGACTGTGGCGATGGCCGCAGTGACGAAGCCCGACGTGGCGAATGAAGTCTTATAGCCCGTCGCGACGAGCGCATTGTTCGCCAAGACTTCACCGTAGAAGCCTTCGTATTGCTTTTGACCCTTGCCTGAGGTAAGAAGAAGGAGGCTCACGGCGTATTACCGCTGACGGGTGCGGGGTTTGACGCCGTAGCGATTGCGCAAGGGCTTGTCCGTTTCGCCCTTGTTAATCATCTCCTTCACCTGCTGTTTGACGAACAAGCGCACGGCCCGCTGACCCTGTGGGCCGGTGGTTTCCTCGCTTTCAATCGCTGGCTCGTCGCCGGAGCGGTGGTCTTCGATAATCACCTGCGGCGGGTGCGGCGAGGTGTTGCCCTTGTTTTTCATATCGACGGGAATCGAGCGCCCGTCAGGCAGCGGCACCGCCGCTTCGTTATGCGCACCTTCCCCGATAATACCGGGCTGTTTCGCGATGCCGCCCTTGGCGAAGCCGATGTTGGCGTAGTCCGGGCGTTGGCTGGGCACCTGATTGCGCACGCCCGTCTGGGAGGAAGTGCTGTTCGAGGTACCAAAAATGGCGTTCATAAAGTCGCTCCACACGGGCTTGTCCTGTCCCGTCATGGCGTTCGTGATGGGCCGTACCATCGACAAGCGAATAATCTTGTTGAGTATTTCCGACAACACCCCCTGCACAATGTCGCCGAAGTTGACGGCCTCCTCGCCGCCTTTCACAAAGGCGTCAGTGATCGACTTGGCCATGCGATCCATAGACGATTCCGCCAAGCTGGCCAAATCCTCCATGACAGTTTTCATGCGCTCGTTCTCCTGATCTATTCGTTGCTGCTCCTTGCGCACCTTCATCATCGCCCGATACCAGGTATCGGTCGAATCGATGATCTCGGGGTAGTCGCGCTTGATTTGCGCTAATTCGTTCGCCTTGGCCGTATCGCTCAAATTTTCTTCGAGTTTCTTGAGTTGATCCCCATAACGGCGCATGGTTTGCTCGCCTTCAAGCTGTTTAATCCCCTTGAGCCCCTGTTCGTTGAGTAGTTCTTGCTCGCGCCGGGCGTCGCTCAGGTTCGTTTTGAGTTCGTCATACTTCTTCTGCACTTTTTCAAGCGCCTTGGCATTTTCATCAATCCCCGACGTGTCCTTAAGGCTTTCCTTCAGCTTTTCATTCTTTCTTTTCATCTCGATTTTGGCCTTCGTTAGCCGTACCTCCGCTTCTACAAGCGTTTCAACATTTTTGAGCCGCTCGCCATGCTGTTGGCGAAGGTTGTCGAGTTCGCGTGCCCTTTGATCTTCTGTGAGTTTGGCAACGCGCTGCTCGGCTTTCGCCCTTTCTTTAGCAATCGCCTGCTCTTTCTCGTATATCTTGATGCCCTCCAGGCCGTGCTTGTTGAGCAGTTCTTGCTTGCGCTGCGCGTTCTCAAGGCCCTCGCTGACAGAATCGAATTGGCTTTTCAGCGCTTCCAGCGCATCGGCACTCTCCGCCAATTCGATATTCCGCCGTTTGGCCGCCTTGAGCATTTCAATGAGGTCTTGGCCTTCTTTCGTCACCTTGGGGAACCACTTCAGTAACGAATCCCGCAGGTTCGTCTTTTGGGCGTCGCCGAGTTTTTTGATTTGCTTGTTCGCGTTGTTGGCGAAGCTCTCGATTTCGTTGTCCCGCTCAGCCAATTCCCTGCCACGCTCGCCACCCGTAAAGAGGCCGGAAATCACATTGCGAGTGTTGCTTGCGGAGCGCTTGAATTTCTCGAACGTTTTCGTCAAATCCTCATACGCCTTCTCGCGCTCTTTAGCCTTCTCCTTATCCTCTTCGCTGCTGAACAACAACTCCTTTTGCGCTTTTTCCAGTTCGGGGACTTTTTCCCTGAGTGTATTCGTAATTCGCGTTGCGTGTTTTTCGGCAGCCTCCCTGCTCATATTCCCCGCTTCAATAAACATCTTGATAAGCTCTTTTTTGTATTTTCTAAAATGTTCTTCAGTATTTTGCGTGATATCGGCTACTTGCCTTTGTTGCTTAATGAACTGCTTAACTTGAACATCCGCGTCGGTGTTTTTATTGAGCACTTCAGTAGTCTTCAACATTTGGTCGCTGCCGAATTTATCTTCGCTCTTTCCTTTCGGCCCCCTGCCCAGTGCGTCGTTAAGCTCAGTGATTGTCTTGGTGGTCTTTTGACTAGACGCATTCAAGTCCAGTAAGTTTTTCTCGTAAGTTTTTAATTTTTCGTTACCTTTATCTATTTTCGGCAAACCTTGTATGTTGGCCAGATGATCGAATTGGTCTTCATTGGCAATCTTTTTGAATCGATTTCGTAAGTCTTTGTTCTTGTCTATCTGCTTTTGTATCTCCTTCCTTCTTTCTTCGGCCCTTCCTATCCCCGTTGCAGCCGGACCGCTGAATTGATTCCGCTTCCTCTTGAGTTCTTCGATTCGTTCATTTAGTTGGGTGACTTGTTGGCCCGCTTTGTACTGAATTTCACCTCGTGTCCGCTTCGCTTCAGCAAGCCCACGCCGTGCCTGCACCTTCTGCTCGGCATTGAGATCCTTGTACTTCTTAGTCAGCATATTCATCGCCATCGACGCCGCATCAGCGGATGAAGCGATCTCATCGATTGACCTAGACGACTTCATCGAATTGGCCGCGAGCGTCGTCAAGAAAGCGATCAACGCGGAAACAGGGCCAAGGGCGAGCGCCAACCCGCGCCGCAAATAACGCAGCGCCTTGCCGAAACTAAGCGCGCTGCCTCTCGCAGCGGTGAATGCCGCCACGAGGGCCATGAGACCCTGCCTGATCTTGTCGATGTTCTTAACGACTGAACTGATCGCCCCGCCTGCGACGAAGAACGAAAAGGCGTACACGAGCGCATTAACGTTTTGGATGAGGAATACTAGGGTTGAAGACAGCGCGCCCGCCACGTTGGAGAATGCCTCGCCGAGACTCTTGGCCGCACCCATCGACGTGCGCAAACGGTCGAATTCTCTCGTAATCTTCTTCGCATCCTCCGTTAAGTTCTCCATCAAATTCGACTGCGTGGCTGTCGCTTCAAAGAAGCGCC